GGTCCATTTATTGATATGGCAACCATTACACAAAACCTTAAAGAAATTCTACACGCTGCGCCAAGCTGGGAAAATATGGATGCAGATCAACAGGAAAGTTTAGAGATGATAGTGCACAAAATAGCGCGCATCTTAAACGGCCGACCAGACTATGCAGATAGCTGGGTTGATATTGCTGGATATGCTCGCTTAGTATCTGAGCGACTAGAAAAAGGTATTATACGATAATTGAAGCAGCCCAGCGACAAAGTAAACACACTATTACAGTAAAAAACGTTTAATGGTTGCTTGGGCCGGTCTTCAAATTACTCTCTTGACTTGAGAGGTTGAATTTAGTATAATAACTACTATGTTTAATCAAAATCAAAAACGCGTTGGCTTTGCGTGTAAAATTCAAAGTTCAGAATCTACAGATGTAGTGAATTGCCAAACTAAAGGCACTACCATCACATGGCTTAATAAGCAATCTAAAGACATAGCTGCTGAAAGACTATGGGCTTTGATGCGTACTAATATTCAAGCTCTTGAAAATCAAGCTGACTGGATGGCACAACAACCCGCAGGTCTACGTATGTTTAGATTAAGTAGTGATCTACTTACTGGATATTCACACGATGACTGGATGTGGTTCTACTTCCAAGCAGATGTAGTAGACTTTCTAGAAAAGAATCTTTCCCGTATCGGTGATAAGTTCCGTGCAGCAGATGTACGCGTTAGCTTTCATCCAGGTCAGTTTTGTGTGCTTGCCTCAGATAATGAAGGCACAGTTGAAAAGTCAATTACTGAGTTTGAGTATCATGCAGATATTATTCGTTACATGGGTTACGGTCGTAAGTTTCAAGACTTTAAATGCAATGTACACGTAGGTGGCAAACAAGGTCCCAAAGGGATTATCTCAGCTCTAAAGCGACTAACACCCGAAGCACGTAATACACTTACCATCGAGAACGCAGAGTTCTCATGGGGTATTGATGCCTCACTAGAATTAGTAGACCACTGTGCCTTAGTTCTTGACATTCATCATCACTGGATTGCTAGTGGTGAGTATATTCAGCCAAATGACCCTAAGGTTAAGCGAATTCAAGATTCATGGCGTGGTGTCAGACCAGTTATTCACTACTCTATTAGCAGAGAAGACATACTCATTGATCATTGTGGACAAACTCGCCCAGACTTTCGTGAACTCAAATCACAGGGTTTTACCTCAGCTAAACTTCGTGCACATTCAGAATTTTACTGGAACAAAGAAGTTAATCAGTGGGCTGGAACTTTCTTAGAGTCAGCAGACATTATGTGTGAGTCTAAACAAAAGAATACAGCCAGTAGACAGTTTGCAGAAGAAATAGGTCATGTATGACAATATTAGGCTCAATAATAACTATTATCTTTATACTTGAAATATTATTAGTAATAAGTATTTCTGTATGGCAAATATATAAAGAAGACGTTAAATGGTACATAGATACTAAAACCCAGAAATACTGGCGATAGTTCAATGGACAGAACAATAGCCTTCTAAGCTATCAATCTAGGTTCGATTCCTAGTCGCTGGACCAAATATACACTTGACTTTGATCTCAAATTAGAGTATAATATATACTTAATTGGAGATTATTATGGCAGGATATAATAAAGAATTTTTAATAGATGCTTTTATGAGCAGATATATTACGTGTACGCTTTTATCTATTGATACACTAGAGAGTATGGAAAAAATGGCTTCTGACTTGTATGATCAAGTTGGTCGTGACAAGTTTCGCGTTTATGCTTCCTTAGATGCAGAAGCAATTAAAGAATTTAAAAATTTAAAATAATTTTTTCTGAGGTACACAAGCGTACCACCTAGCCCATTGGCAATAATTATTGCGAACCTAAAATCACGGGCGCAGTTACCTCAGATCCTTATTTATGAAATCATTATGGAAACTATGGGCAAAAGCTCTAGGAGAAAAAGCAGGTGAGGATAATCAAGCTGATCGGGTGGCTATTATTAGAACTTGTATAGTACTAGGGTATATAGTAACAAACTTATTTATTATTGCTGGAGTTATTAGGCATTGGTAATATTTGCCCCGATGGTGGAATTGGTAGACACGCTGGTCTTAGAAGCCAGTGCGCAAGCATCCGAGTTCGAGTCTCGGTTGGGGCACCAGCTATCTCTCTAAAGCGTTATCAGGTTGCGTACACGGTTTGGGGCCGTGTGGTCAAGGTTCGAATCCTTGTAGAGAGACCACTAATATAAAGATTATAGATGTTAAGAGGCATCTTTAAAACTTCTTTTGGGGGGATATAGTTCAATGATAGAACACTAGATTCCGATTCTAAAAACGCGAGTCTGATTCTCGCTATCTCCACCAACTTTTTCACACAACACACTAAGGAAACATTATGTTTACTATCGAATTTTACATTGATAACTTTCAATCAACAAAGAAACTTATCACAAATCAAATTTTTACTGACCCTAAACTGAACAAAGTTGCTCATAAGTTTATTGATGCACAAACCCAGTTTGCTAAAATGTTGGTTCAGAATACTACTGATATGAGCAAGTACTCAGTAGACGGATTTTCTGACATTTTTAATCCAACAAAAGCAAAGGCATCTAAAAATGACTAAATCTCCATTTGAAATTCGTGCAGACCTTTTAAAACTTGCACAAGATCATTTAGAAAAACAGTACACGGCTAATCTTAAGTTTACTACAGAAGCATACATGAAAATGGTAGATGCTGGAGTAGCTGCAACTGAAAATATGCCTAAAATGTCATTTCCTACTACAAAAGATATTCTTGATCAAGCTCAAGAGTTTTATTCTTTTGTGAATAAAAAATAATGAGTTTTTTATCTTATCTTAAACAGCTACTAGAAAAAGATATGCCTATGCAACGTTTTATTGAAGATCACGACCCAAAGTCGGTATACGAAGTAGAACAGCTACAAAGAAAATACGAATTCGTCGTAAAAACAAATCACACATACATTTAATATTAGGAAATCACAATGAGCAGCTTGCAGTTGCATGGACGTACTTATGTAGTATTTGATGCTAACAATAAGGAACATCGAAAATGGTTTGCAGAATTTAATGCAACTCGTAAGTGGGGTACATGCCCTGTACGTTTTGTACTTAATGATGCTCATGGTGATTTAATAACACAACTCCAAAGAGAACTAATACAGTTCTACGTTGATAAAGAGTTTTTTACAAAAAAAGTCTTGGACACGCAGACTTAAAAGCGATGTGATAGTAAGTGGAATTCTTACACTTTCCTCTGCAAAGAGGAATTTTATAACTGTGAATGGGAAAGTTAGGACAATCGGCCTATCTACTAAGGTATCAATCTGCCTATAGTTTCAAAGTCCAAGAAACATAAAAGCCTTGAGATTAAATTCGCATGGGTATAGGTGAAGCATATAGCTTCTTAAAATCACAGTAGAACAGTTATAAAATTAAGATCCTTACGGGACAATCAGGTGAAAGTCCTGAGTTTCTATTTGAGCCGTAAAAGAATAATAATGCAATATAATGTAACTGGTTTAAAAAATTACGGATTTCTTAGTGCTAAATTTTCAGAATCTGATTTAGCACCTTTAAAAAAAGAAATCCATAATATACAAAATAATTTTGAGTTATATGAAAAGCAAAAATACAATACAGAATTAGCTGGAAATATTAAACGAGAGTATGAATTAGTAAAGTCTAAAACTTATATTGAACAACTGTTAGTACCTCTGCTCGATGCATATGATAAAGAATTTAATTACCTAAAAAACTTTAATATTACAACAGGTAATATAGAAATTGTATTAGATACATTTTGGGTCAATTTTCAAAAGAAATATGAGTTTAATCCTATACACAACCACTCAGGACTATATAGTTTCGTAATATGGACTAGTGTTCCATATTACATGGAAGAAGAGCGCAAATTATCTCCTGGAGTTGAATCTAATTTTAATACGGCTGGAATGTTTAGTTTTTTATACAATGATAGTATTGGAGCAATAAAATCCTGTAATATTCCAGTAGATAAAAAAAGAGAAAATAATATAGTAATTTTCCCCTCTAATTTTCAACATATGGTATACCCATTTTTTTCTAGCGATGAATATCGAATTAGTGTTTCTGGTAATTTTAAATTGAAGGTTTAGGATATAATAAAATGATTAAATTAAATAAGTTTTTAAATGTTATCAATTACACCATACACGATAAATCATTTTTAGAAAACACAATCTACAACCAAGAAACAGACTTGGTATGTGAGATTAGTTATGGTAATTCAGATCACTACTTAACGTGCGTATTTGATGTAGTCAGTCAAGAAATTTTAGAAATCACAGCTGAAGATTACGCACAAGAAAACTACTATCGCTGGACTACACAAGACTTTGTGGAAACACAAGAAAAACAAACAAATGCTGTAGGTAAAAAATACTGTGAATTAGAAGTTGCAGAAGATATTCTAGAAAAAGCATCTGCTATTGTTGATGGTAGAGCTTATGATACTAGAGTTTCAGTGCCCTTTGAACTTAGTGATGAAGACTTTATGGTGTTTGCTCGTACTGCACATGAAAAAGACATTACTTTTAACCAATTAGTGGAACGTGCTTTACGTTCTGCTATTGATAATCATTCCCTAAAGAAAGAATTTTAATATGGTAAAACCTAAAAAACCTGTCGGTTCAATCCCAATGCAGCCAGCAGGACCTCGTGTTCCTGCAATGCCTATGACACCTCCAAAAAAGAAACCTAAATATTAAAGATACATTATGGCTTACAGAGCAAAAACTAAAACTCAGGCAGCTGTACGTAGACAACTACGTAAGCGTAAATAATTGTGGCTAAATTTAAAGCGCACCATAAGCGTAGTATTAAAGCTACAGCAAAACGAGTACTAAAAAAGAAATAATTAGTATGCCTCTAGTGTAATTGGCAGCACGTCGGTCTCCAAAACCGTTAGTCAGGGTTCAAATCCCTGGGGGTGTGCCAAAGTATGATCGTATGAAGTTAATCGAAAGTAGTTCTGGACGGGGGTGCGAATCCCCCCAGGTCCACCATAATAGGATTTAACATGGAT